CGTCGGAAAAACTAAAGTTACAGAGGAGGTAACATTATGGTAAATAAAACACCGAGATCTGCATCCACAAGGGATAAAGTAGCACGAACTAAACACTGGCAGCAACCTAGCTCGCTTGATACACCAGCACCACCTGATGGTTATAAATTCAGATGGATTAGGGAATCAGTAAGAGGATATGAAGACAACAAAAATGTTGTCGGTCGAATCAGACAAGGATATGAACTTGTCAGAGCAGATGAATATCCAGACTTTGATTTTCCTAGCGAATCAGAAGGAAAACATAAAGGTATAGTTGCGGTGGGCGGATTATTACTGGCAAAGGTGCCGTTAGAGATTGCAGCGGAAAGAGATAAATTCTACTCCGACCAAACCAAATATCAACAGGAAGCTGTTGATAACGATCTTCTAAAGGAACAACATCCTTCCATGCCAATTAATAAACCCGAGCGACAAACTAGAGTTACGTTCGGTGGCTCGAAGAAAAGTGAATAATTTTTTTTCTAACCTGAAGACGTAACACTTACTAACAACACAAATACTAAGGAGTATTAAAATGGCAAATCAAGACGCACCCTTTGGTTTCAGAGCTGTTAGAATGCAAGGTTCAGGTCCATCCTCAAACGGACAGACCCAATACCTCATTGCTAGTGGTTATGACACCGCAATCTTTCAAGGTGATCCTGTCGAAGTAATAGCCGGTGGTACACTCAATGTAGCTAATGGTGCTGCTGATGTGATGGTAGGTGTTTTAAACGGAGTTAATTATGTGGACAGCACATCAAGAAAACCTGTTTGGGCCAACTTTCACGCAGCCGGTACTACAAGCTATGATGGTATCATTAAGGCATTCGTACAGGATGATCCGGATCAGTTATTTGAAATTCAAGTATCTGGTGCATTTACAAACGCAGATATAGGCGCAACAGCAAATCTGACATACGCAGCAGGTTCTACACATAGTGGAACATCAAAAGTCGAAGTTAATTCTGGGGCTATTGGTACAGGCGCAGACTCAGCTGTGAAGATTGTTTCTCTTTCAGGAGATCCTGAAAATCAAGATACAACTTCAAACAACGCAAATATTATCGTGAAAATAAACAAGCATTTATACAATGCTAATACTGCAGGCATATAGGAGGTTAAACTATGGCTATATCTAGAAGTCAACTCGTTAAAGAGTTAGAGCCAGGTCTAAACGCACTGTTTGGTCTGGAGTACGCACGATACGACAATGAACACGCTGAGATCTTTGATGCTGAGTCATCTGACAGAGCATTTGAAGAAGAAGTAATGTTAGCAGGTTTCGGAACCGCCCCAACCAAAGAAGAAGGTGAAGGCGTATCTTTCGACACAGCTAATGAAACATTCACAGCACGCTATACACACGAGACAATCGCACTTGCATTCTCAATCACCGAGGAAGCTGTAGAGGATAACCTTTACGACAGACTCGCTGCGAGATACACAAGAGCACTTGCTCGTTCAATGGCAAACACAAAGCAAGTAAAAGCTGCCGCTATTCTTAACGACGCTTTTGCTGCTGCAGGAGCTGCAGGAACAAACCCTGGTGGTGACGGTGTATCTTTAATCAATACACAACACCCACTTCAAACAGGTGGTTTCTTGGTAAACAGACTTGCAACAGATGCTGACTTGAATGAAACTTCACTCGAGCAATCCTTAATCGACATCGCTGATTTCAGAGATGAGAGAGGCTTAAGAACAGCTATCCAAGGTATGAAACTTATCATTCCAAGACAGCTTCAGTTCACAGCCAACAGATTAATGGAGTCAACCTTAAGAACTAGCACAGCAGATAATGACATCAATGCCATCAGAAACATGGGAGTGATTCCACAGGGTTACACTGTGAACCACTACTTAAATGATGCAGATGCTTTCTTTATCAAAACTGACGCTCCTAATGGTTTCAAACACTTTACAAGAACACCATTAAAGACAGTTATGGAAGGTGATTTTGATACAGGTAATATCAGATACAAAGCAAGAGAGAGATACTCATTTGGTTTCTCAGATCCACGTTGTGTATTTGGTACATCTGGCGCGTAATCTAATCGTCAATAATTAATATCTAAAGGGCGTATGTCTTTGACTGCGCCCTTTTTTTATGGCATATTGAAATTCTAGCAAAAATAAATTACACAAACTGAGCTAGCAGACGGTATAGAGATTGTGTAATTAAGGTCTATATAACCAAGGAGGTTTATTATGGCAAACACTACATTTGATGGTCCAGTCAGATCCAGAAATGGCTTTCAGGCAATTGGTCCAGGAGCAGTACCTGCTTTAACTTTAGCGACAGATCTTACTGTTGCTGATCATGCGGGTAGACTATTAACATTTGATCCTGCAGGAACACCAACAGCGATCACAATACCTGCAATCGTAACAGGAACAGATGGTGCTTCATCAGGTCCAGGAAGCGATCCAAACAATCCAAGCACAATCGGAACTACTTTTGAAATTCTTTTTATAGATGATTTCACAGGTACAATTAAAACAAAAAGCACAGACGATAAGTTTGTTGGAATGGTAACACTTGGAATTGATGCTTCCGTATCAGGTAAACAATTTGTACCCGCTACAGCAAACAATGAGATGAATCTCAATGGTGAAGCAGGTGCATCAGTTGCAACTACAGGTGGATTAAAAGGCACATATGTTAAGTTCACAGCAGTAGCAGCTAATCTTTACTATGTTGAAGGTCAACTTAACTCAACAGGATCTATTGCTACACCTTTTGATTCACAATAGGAGTAAACTATGTCAGTAACAAGCATTAAAAGTAAATCGTTTAAGGCTGTTTCTGCTAGCACTGCTGCAATTGCAGCCCTTCAACAACTAGCAGAAGCTGGGAATATGAACTTGACAGGAACATCTGTAAATGACGGTTCTAATATGGACACTACTGTAACTCTTACTTCAGGTGGTAATATATCAGGAGTAAACTTTACTATAACTGGTACCGATGCTAGTGGTGCAACTGTTAGTCAAACTATTGCTGGCCCTAATGCAGGAACTGTGACTACTACTCAAGAGTATTTGACAGTAACACAGATTGCCACAAATGGTGCAGTTGCAACAAATACCTCTGCAGGATTTACTGCAACTTCAGGTACGCAAGGTATTGTGTTTGCAGGAGCTACTAGAATTAGAGGATTACATGGAGTCAGTAGTTCAACTGCTGGTGCTTTAATAATCACAGAAGGTTCACAAACTGGATCTAAATTATTAGAGATTGATACTCCTGCTGCCGCAGGTCAAGTTGATCCTTACATTCCTGATGAAGGTATTCTCTATAGAAACGGTGCGTATATCGACATTAGTGCTGGTTACGACAGTGCTACAATTTTCTTCGATGGCTAGAGATAAGCAACCACCAAAAACTAAAAAATATTTCCGCCCCACTAAATCCGGGGCGGGAATGACTAAAGCAGGCGTTAAGAAATACAGAGCAGATAACCCTGGTTCTAAATTAAAAACAGCAGTCACAGGTAAAGTTAAACCAGGTAGTAAAGCTGCTAAAAGAAGAAAATCGTTTTGTGCTAGAAGTGCAGGACAAATGAAAAAATTCCCCAAAGCTGCCAAAGATCCTAATTCAAGGTTAAGGCAAGCTAGAAAGAGATGGAGATGTTAGTGAAACAACTTGCAATTATATTACTTATATTCACCACTGTAGCTATCGTTACAGATTCCTCAGCAAATACAAATACCGTGTCCTCAACAGTTTTAAACAATGCACCTGCTACAGCGAATGCACCGACCGTCCTCAACTCAAATTCTGATATTTGCAAAATTGGAATTGGCGGAAGTGTTCAAAATAATATTCTAGGTGTTGCTACAGGTTACGTCATCACAGACGAATTTTGTGAGCGTGTTCGCACAAGCCGTGCATTATATTCCTATGGCATGAAGGTGGCAGCAGTGAGTTTGTTGTGTCAGGACCATCGTGTCTGGACGAGTATGAAAAATGCCGGGACCCCGTGCCCAGTTGACGGTCTCATCGGGGCTGAAGCCGCTTCCTATTGGGAAGAAAACCCTG